GCTTTGCCTCACTTCGTGAGCTTAGTTTAAACGTCATTTTGTTTTCCCCTTGTGGTACAAAACCCCAAATAGCTTGTATTTAATTTTGTAGTATAGGTTTATTAACATGGTCATAACTTAACCTCCAAGCAGGATACAGCAATCCCGTTATGAGTTACCATAATCTCCGCACGTTTTCTATTTGTTTCACACTCAGAACTGCTTTCGTAAACAGCCAACTGAAAATAATCCACAGGCTGGCCCGATATTAGCTGCATCCAAACCAGCACCCACATCAACTAGAGAGCTTCTTTTTCAACCACAAAACAATCGCAAACACCACAAGTCCGTAGACCGTTGCCACAGTAACATCAATCAAATGCTCACGCATATGGTATATAAACTCTATGCCAGCCTCAACATCACTACTACCACCGCCCGTGCCAATGTTGATTGTTTTAGTTCCGATAGTGCCAACCGTCTGGCTTATCTCAATATCATTTTCCATGAGACTTTACTTTGTTTTTTTTCTTGCGGACTTTAGGTTTGTTCGTAGAACCTTTTGGTCTGCCACGTTTAATATTTTCAACAGGCGCTTCTGGTTTATTTTTAGAGCCCCCCATCAAAAGATTCCACCAATACGCTCGTGAAAACCATTTCATTTTGTTAATCCTTTTGCTTTTTCTACAGTTCTTAGCCCGCCAATTCCGAGCATGCCTCCCAAAACTGTAAGAAGAGTACCCATGTCAAATTCAGGTAGATCAGGTAAATCTACCCCAGAGGCCGTTAAAACAAAAACTAAAAGAGGTTGAAGCACGAAGTGGTATCCAAACGCAATGGCACATATCCAGCCCACCGCGGGTCGCCAACCCCCCTTGAACAAACTGCCCGAAGCCGCTTCCGCCTTGTTGATCTCTAACTGAGCGAGCAACGCTTGCTGGGCGTGGGTGTCGGACATGGTAGCTATCTCATGGGCCAGCTTGGCTTTCATGTCAGAGTCAGGAATTACCTTGTCCAAGATCCCCGATACAGGACCAATTAAAGAAGCAATTAAACTCATTTCTCTAAATTCCTATCATCATAGCTTATAGACGCTTTCTTCTTGTCCGCCTTTGCAGAATAAGCATTGAACCCCATAAACGCCGCCACGACCCCAGAAGCCGCAATAACATATACTGAGGCAATATCTGTAATCAAAGAAGCAGCTTTGTCAAATCCTAGCACAGATGCCAGTAGTATTATTAACGGATACAAAAGCATTCCAGCCAAAGCAAACCCGGTAAACCTGCGCTCTGCATTGCGCTTGAGATCTTCATCTACCATCTCGCGTCTTTTGTCTTCGAGTGCCAATTCTCTCCACTCATGTCTGTCAATACTTCCATTGGAGTCTAGGTCAGCCTTATCGAATTCCACCATATTTACCCCTCGCGTAATTTAGCGCAATGTTTCTATCTACCGTTATTATAACAATTTTTTCGTGCTTGTCATATACAATGTATTTTCTGCCTCTTTGCACCATTACCACTTGCCTTGCTGGTTACCTACAAACCAAATCACCCCACCCGCGATTGCCAAACCTATTCCAATAATCAAAGAAATAATAATTCCGTTAATAAGATTATCCATAGCTTCTTTTTTTGCGTAAACTAAAGCCCTTTGTTGTTTCCTCTGTTCAGCCTCAATGCGGAGAATTTCCTTCCAAGCCGACGGGCCGTACACGAAACTGATATGATTTTGAATTTCAGTTCTCATTTCCTTTAATTTCTGGCGTTTGGACCAAATGTCTAGGGCATCAGCCTGATGATTTGAGAACATCTTATGGTACAGTGATGGATTTTTTGTTTTTTGTTCAAGGAAGTCTATGTCAGCGTTTGCTTTTGCAAATTGAGAAATAGCTCCAGTAAAGCTGGAAATCTCTTTTCCCATCTCACAGGCTTTTTTAATGCCGTTATAGGCGGCTGTCGCGCCAGCGATGACAGAAATTGGATCGATCATAGTGGGAGCTTTCTTAGTCTAGCGTTCTAACATCCTATCCATTTTTGCGTCGAGAGCATCTAACCGGGTTATCAATCGGTCTATGGATGCGTTGCTCTCGACTTTAGTTGAGTACTCCTTGGCAAGCTCTTCACGAGTTCTATTCAATAAAATGGTAACGCGGTTCAATTCAGAATGTTGAGATTTTATCCACCAGCCCAAAGCTCCCACTCCAGCCGTTAGTATAAAATTCCAAAGCGCGTCCATTTCCATCAATTAGCACTCTAAGTAGCCGCCGCCCTTAATTGCAGCACCCATCCCGCGGGCCGTGCCACGCTTCATAGACGTAGGAACCTTAACATCCGCCGTCTTGCCATAAGGAATACGCCCCTGCTTATCAATCTGAGCGTAAGGAACTGCCTTTGGGGTAGGACCCGGTGCAGAACCGTTTACTTTTACTTTTGCCATTATCTTGGTCCTTTTTTAGATTTTGTTTTTTTACCTAAACGATTTCTAATACTTTTTGAAGCGGCTATAAAAGAGTCAGTTAATTCTTTTCTTATTTTTTCTTTTTTACGACCACCCGTATGAAGCTCCATTAACTCGGCTGTGCCAGAACCCCTTCCGCTACCTTTTTTGTTTTTTTGAAGATATTTTTTAGCCGATTCTTTTGCTTTTTTGCGGTCTTTAGCTTCTTTTTCAAGTTGTTTTATGGTTTTGTTTGACCTTGGGTCCAAGTCTAAATTATTAGCAGGCCGGGTTCTTGGGGAAGGAGCAAAAGGAGCAGAAGGAGTACCGGGATCAAGGTTCTTCCTTGGAATAAAAGTGCGAGGGTCTTTTCTGCCGCCGTCACTTTTTAAAACTTCTTTAGCGTATTCATCATTTGTGGGATAAGTGTCCGCCATTTTACTGTCCTCTTTGCTGTTTTAACAATTCGCGCTGCATTGCGCTCTCAATCCGTTTGTCAGTCTGACCTTCCTGACTTGCAAGCCTCTGCTGGAACTGTTGACCGCGCATCTGCTGGTTCTGAGCGTCAAGCTGCAACTTGGCCTGATCCACTTGTGCATCCGCTTGCTCCGACTGAGCCTTGATCTCCAGTTCCTTCTCCTTCAACTGTATCAAAGGATCCGGTCCTTCGCCAGATATTTGTCCAGAAAGTTGCTTTGCTGCCTGCATACCCTGTGCAACCAACTGTGCAACCATGCTCTGATACTGCATCTCCATCTGAGCTTCGTCGCCGCCCTGACCCTGCATCTGACCCATCTGAGCCATCGCCTGCTCCTCGGCCTGTATCTTAACATGCTCTAAAACATGCTTCTGTAACGATACCGCAATGGCAGGCATCTGACCAATCATAGGACTAGAACCAAATACTAAGTGAGCCATAATGTGCGACTGATGATCCTGACCCGTAAACGCATGCAAACGCATCTGGTCCAGCGCGTTGATGTTCTCTTGAGCAGGGTCCGCAGGCCGCGGCTCTTCGTCCGGTAGCGCCTGCATTAATCTGTCAACATCGTTCACGCCCAGCGCTTCATACATGTCACGATATACCTCGTGCATGTTATGTATCTCCGGAGCCTGTGTCGCCAACTGTAACTTAGTCTGAGCTAAAGCAATCCGCTGCGCCTGACTAAATACATTCGGATTAGAAACAGGAACCACATCTACGCGGCCGTCAAAGTCAGAAGCCATCACAGTAGCATCGTCACCCGCAACCGAATAAGGATACTCTTGTGGCAAACTCTCGCCCATCACACGCGCAAGAATCTTGAACTCTAAACGCATGGCGTAATGAAGCCGCTTGTGTACCGCGCTCATTACACGGGACCCCTGCTCCAACATAGCAATAGTAGTGCCAACCGCAGCACTCTGATCGCCGTCGCCAACCTTCATGTTCGTAATCGTCGCAAAACGCTGACCCGCGTCAACAACAAAACCCAACAAGTTAAATAACGTCTGATCCGGTCCCTTGAACGGTAATGGCATCAAACTGTCACGAATTGCGCCCCCCGGAGCATCTACATCCCTAAATTCACCCGGCTGTAAAGGATCGTCGTCATCCCTGATCCGTAGGCCGCGGGCCTTGAACCCGGCAGGTAAGTTAGAAAGCGTACCAGCATCAATCAACTGACGTAGTGATGATGTTGCAGAACGCGCTAAACCACCAATTGTGTGGATCAAACCTAACCCGTAAAAGCCAAACCCCGGCAAAAACTTGTAGTGTACAAAATAATTTATCTTCTTGCGCTTCTCATCGTCCTCGTCAAAGTTTCTGCGGATCGACAATACTTCGCCGTTATCCTGCGAAATCGTGACAATGTAAGGAACCTTGATGCCCGTAGGCTCGCCGTCCTCGCCCATGTCCTCGTAGCCCTCAAGATCCAAATCAACGTGGCACTCCAACAAAGTGCAGTCGTAATCAATCTGATTGGGCTCAAAGCCGTCAATCCGGTTAATCTCGTCACGAACGCCCGTAATATCCCCCTGAGAAGGTATCACGTCAATGTCAAGATATATGCCAGCAACCTGCTTCTTGCGTAAATCGTTCAAGTCCATACGCACAACCTGAGTGATATTCGGACACGTATCCAAATCAGAAGTATCGTAAGGAACCACTAAATTCTCAGCAGGAACAAACTTACTTATCGCACGGCCCAAGCTCTCGTCGTAGTAAATCTTCTTGAATGCACTGCCCGCCAGCGGTAAATAAAACAACATCTGGTCCATGTCAGGCGTGTAATCCTCCATCACATTCGTGATGTAGAAATTCATAAACTGCTTCACGCGATGCGCCTGATCCTGCTTTTCACGCGTGTCCTTGCCAACCACAACAGTCCGAACCGGACCACTCGAAGGCAATAACTCGTTAAACGCCTGCGCCTGAAACTGTGTAGCAGCCTCGGCCAACAGCGGATGCGTCACGCCACTCGCGCCGCGGAACGGTGTCGTGCGCTCCTCGTAATTAAAACCAAGAAGCTCTAACCCGTTCTTGTAAGTGTCTTCCCACTCCTGACGGCTGGACTTGTTGGAATCAAACGCACCAAGCAAATCAGACGCGATGCTGCTTAACTCGCGGTCCGGGATCTCCTCCGCCAAGTTGGCATAGAAATTATCGTCCTCGCCGCGCATGTCTTCAGGATCAAAGTCCACAACAACACTGCCGTCCTCGTCCGCTATAATCTCAATCTCCGGAGCGTCTGGGTCAAGGTCCGCGGCCATTAAGTAAGGATCCGCACCCGAATCAGGTAGCTCTAGCTCAATTTCAGCCCGTAAATCGTCCTCGTCTAACTGACTTGGGACGTTAGTATCCATTAATCCACCAGTAGCCATATGGCCCTCCGTCAATAATATACACGCACCTTAGCAGAAACATCCTCGTCTTGCCAATCATCAGTTGGTAATTGTACAAAATTACCCTGACGATACCGCATTAAAGCCTGTGTCATGCTATCTACAAGGTCGTCATGCTCCCCATTCGGAAACGCAGCAACCTCCTCAATCAACTCATCAGCCCAAACCTTGTCCTCTGGGACCCAAACCATTCCAGCCTCAAACATGGGACTTACCGCATGCACCCGGCTTATCTTGTCATTACCACGACTAGGCGTGAAGTTAACTACAGGTATACCCGCACTTCTAAGCTCCTGAGTCAACGGTAAACCACTCGCCTTCGCCTCAATAATTACAGTGTCAGGGTCCCAAAACTTGTATTCCTCAAACGCTATGCCCTTTAATTCCGGAAAATCCCAGCGCCCCTTCTTCGAATCTAACAATATTAAATTAGGACCCGAACCGCCCTCGTTGGGATAAAACACACCCCAAGTTGTAATAGCAGAAAAGTCAGCACTCTCCCGCTTGCTAAACGCCGTATCGTAACTCTGTATCACATACTCTAACTGAGGAACAGACTCACGCTTCCACTTGCGCCACCACTCGCGTGGAATAATAGCATTCTCCTCACCCGTCGGATTTTGCTGGTACTGAGCATTCCACTTGCTCAAAGGTATAGATGCGCGGACCGCAGTCAAATCCTCAAAACTCCAGAACTCCGGCCAACAAGGCGTGTCGTCCTCAAATATAGCAGGTAACTCAACAACCTCCCACTGATCCGCTAATGGATCCTTCGCCATCGCCCGTAACAACTGACCCGTCATGTCCTTCTCTGACCACCGGGTCTGTACCAAAACTATAGAGCCACCCGGCTGTAAACGCTGCCGGGGACCCCCGGTATACCAATCCCAAGCATCGTCAAAACCATGGGCGCTCATCGCCGTCTGCTCCGAATGAGGGTCGTCAATAATTATTAAATCACCACCACGACCAGCCAAGTTAGAACCAACACCAACAGCATAATACATTCCACCCGCACTCGTGTCCCAACGACCGCTCGCCTTGCTATCCGCAGCTAACTTAACATCCGGGAAAACCTCCCGGTACTCATCCGCATCCAAAAGGTTCTTCGTCTTCCTGCCAAAGTTAACAGCTAACTCAGTCGTGTGCGTCGCCTGAATGATCTTCATTCGCGGATCGCGGCCCATCATCCAAGCAGGAAACAAAAAGGATGCAAACTCACTCTTCGTGTGCCGCGGAGCCATGTTGATAATCAAACGCTTTAGTTCGCCGCTCGCGACACGTTCAAGCTTGTCCGCGATGATTTTGTGATGCCGCCCAGCGATAAACTCCGGCCACATGGTTCTCACAAAGTCCAAAAAGTTTTCCTGACAACCCTCGTTCTTGGCGATCTGTGCGAGCCTCAATTCAAGCTTCAAAGCCTTCTCTTGTTGTGCCGGATTTAGGCTAACATTCATCGGGGGACCCTATCTGTTTATGGGATTATATGCTGCTTTATAAGATAGTTATACCTCAAATCAAATTTTATGTAAATATTTGCGAGAAACATGGCTAAAGCCCCCGCCTCGGCGACGTGTGGGCATCGCGGCGCGGATCGCGGTTTTTGGCGCTGGATCCTAGTTAATTGACCCGATATGCAGGGGCCCCGACCCGTTTTTTGGGGCTACTGGGCCGCGGTTTGCGGTTCTTTGATCCCAGCTATCCAATCGCGGCTTGCGGATCTGGGTGCCAGCTAGCGCAAATACGACAAGCTAAGAGAAATTGTAAAAAAGGTTTCTGGTAAGTGATTGAAAACTAACGAGACACTTGACATTCTCCCAGGCGTTTCACGGTTGCTCATATGCGACGCGCCGAACTGGGCCCAGATGGCGCAGCTGCGCGGCGTTTGAACGTCGATTAATTGCAGCTGCGCGGCTTTGATGTCGAACATCGGCGTTCGATCCCCAGCTGGTAGGTTTCGGATCTGGTAGGTTTGGGCAGGGCTCGCGGGTCGCGGCGCGGCCTGTTTAACTGATTTAAACGCTGGGCATAAAAAAGGCCCGCTTGTGATGGCGGGCCTGATCTTATTGGTTGGGGCTGGGGTTAGTAAGCGACTAACGTTTCACCTTCGAACAGCTGAGACGTTGCGATTTCAAGCTTACGCAAGCGGGTAATGTATGGGTCTTCCTTAATTAAACCCTTCCACTCCAAATAGTATCGGCCCAGTTCGATCGTGCTTTCATTATGTTGGATCCGATCCCGCAAGGCCATCTCTGGATCTCTTGCTTCTAGCTTTGCATCAATTCCTAAAAGACAAAGCATGTTTTGAACGCGGCCGCTGGTATAGTCTGGGCCATTATTACCGTATCGACACATGTAGTCGTCGCCGTGCGGTTGTTTAAAGAAATAGATATCGCAGACGTTACCGTCGTAATTTAAACGACGATGAAACGATCCCTCCGGTAAATCGAAATCATCCCTAAATTGGGGCGTGAACATATCTGTCATGATCCAACCTTTTCTAAGTTAGCGTTAAGTTTTTCCAGTTCTATTAGTTCTTTAATTATATCCGCCATATTAAACGTCAATCGAAACAGTTGCGCCGCTTAGAACTTGGCGCACTACGTCTGAGATATCATCGGAATAGTCGTCGATATCAAACTCTGGACGTTCATCGGCAAGCTGTTCAGAAGCCAAGTTTTTGATGTCGTCCTCATAAGCGCTGATATCAAAATCGTTTGCATAATTAACCATCTCAGATTGTACCATCGATTTGATTGGGTCAAAAAACATTTCAACCATCACGTTTTGAAAACGATTGGCGCGAGCAATAAGATCTTGCGCTTCAGCAAGATTGGCCTTGGCTGTTTCAAGTTCTTTTAGAACGTCGGAATAATCGCCATTTTGAGTTGCGACGGTGGCTAGTAGGTTTTTGTTTAGGTCGTGCATTGTTACATTCTCCAAAATGTAGTTATCGGACGGAAACCGCCCGTACGGGTTTTGTCGCATATAATAGGGAAGATAGTCAAATGAATAAAAAAAGGCCCGCCATTTGGCGAGCCCGTTAGTTTAAATTTTAGGAAGGTTTAAGCGGCAATGCGGTTCCAATCGTTACGGCTCATGTCCAATAACTTACCGCCTCGACGTTGCCATGTGTCCACCTCGTCAACGTCGGCCCGATGTGAAACAGCGGTCACGGCGTTGATAAGAGTAGCACGGGAGAGCGGTTTGGATTGCTCAAACCCAGTTTGTCCAATCGTCGCCATTAAACCGTTTAAAACGTCGCTATTCTCTTTTTTGGTCAACTGCATAACCTTGCCCAGATTATTAACAACGTCCGTTACATCTGTGTATTCCCCGTCGATAACGTCGGCGGCGGCGGCTTTCATTTTGTCCAATACCTCATCAAATGCTTCACGGCTGGAATAAACACCGACCAGATCCCGCAATTTCAATTCAAGCGCGTGGTTATCAGCGTTTTTGGCATCGTCGGAAAGTAATCCCCAATCGTCCCCGTCGCGGGCGCTAGTTATGTGACTAGAACGGGTTTTGTTTTCGGTTTGCATGCCGTTCAGGCAAGCCAATGTCCAAAACATTTGGTAAACCGTAACGGATCCCGCGCCCACTTCGCTATTACCAAAGCCAATTCCATTCGCCATATGATCCCCGACGTTTGCACCCGTTCCAGTTTGTAGCAAGCTTTTCAAACGTAAATACATGCGCTTCTCTGACAAGTTAGCCTGCACGACCTGAAATTGCGCGTCACTTTCCATTAATTGGGGAAGGGTGGTTTGCAATAAATTGACGTTGTCGAACGTTTTAAACTTATCAGAAACAAAAGCCCGAACGGTTCCATCAATTTGGGTGTCATAATCGACGTGGGTTCGGATCATACGCCGCGTTGGCTCTTTTTGCCAAATTGCATTTGTTAACGTGTCGAACTCTTGCGGGTAACTAGACTGCAAACGTCGGGCGGTTCGGGTATCAATTCCCGCATGCGTTGCCATTTGTCCAAACGCGGTGTCGTTAATATTAAAGATTTTGGTATTATCGCCGTGGTTTGCTTCAATAACCATTTGCGGCGTCCCGTCTGGGGAAGTAGTTTTTTGCAAATCGTTTGTTGGTGCTAAATAATCAGCGGCTCTTGCGGCTTGATCTTGCACCTTTGCAAGTAAATCGGAAAGCGCGTTGGTGTCGTTTTCAATTCTATGTGACAATTTTATTCTCCAAATAAAAAAGGGATCATTTTCCCTAAGTCTTATATAATCGCATATTGCTATTTAAGCAAGTGAATTTTTAGAAAGTTCTAATTTGCCCCAATATCGCCCGCTATATGGTGTCTTAATATAGTACGCGGCGCTAAACTTTTAGCAAATCGGCGCAACTTATCCCCGTCGGTTTCCTCTTGCTCTTGCTTCGCCGTGCTAGTCCAGTGAAGTAAAACGTTGCCACCCGTAGCATAGCAACCGCCCGCATCGTCTGGGTTGGCGGCTTTCTTTTTGTGTACACCGTGCGCTGTAAATCCAACGGCAAAATTACGGGAAAGCCGAGCGCATAACGGATCCCCAGCGCCGCATTGGGCGCAACCAAAATTCTTTAAATATTCGGCTGGGCATCTGACAACGTTAACACCGTCAACGTTTGTCTTTTTTCGACCTTCCCAGAAAGCAAGGGGAACCGCGCAAACGGTTGGAATATTCTGTTTTACATATCGCGCCGCAAGTTCTGCGGTTTTGGCGGAATAGTTGATTACCGTTTTACCCGCCTTTAATTTTTTAGCCCAATAGATTGGGGAGAAATGGGAGTAAGTAAACGCAACGCCTTTGTGTGGTACGGCATCGCTAACGGCATCAAGGTAATCTTGATCGATTTTTGACGCGCCGCAACCGCTGGGATTTAATTCACACGTTGCTGGGCAAGTTCCAAAATTATCGTTTGTACCAGCGCGATAAGTTACCGCGACGCCTTTTGTTTTTTGGGCTCGGCTAAGTTCTACAGTTTTTAGCATTTTGCATTCTCCAATATGCGATTTGTCCCATATTATAGGCATAAAAAAACCCGCTGGTCAAGCGGGTTTAATTTTCTTAAAATTTACGGTTTCTGGATTGGCGGGCTCGCTCGCTCAATTTTTTATAATTTCGGCCGTAAAGAATACGGCCTATAATATGAATTAAAAACATTTATGCGGCATCTCCGTACTGCTCTTGCCAAGCGGCTTCAATTTTTTGATTGATAACGGTCTCAACGCCTTTGTTATGGTAGCACCAAGTTTTTAAAGCTCGGCCGAATATTTGGTTTCTATCGCCGTCGTTATACCAGCGATAATAGGCATTTTTAGCAGTGCGTAACCGTTCTAAATGATAATTTTTGCCACCAGAATAAGCTTTGGGCATTTTCGCACGATAAGGTTTTTCCCAGATTAAAGTATCATCGATTAACTGGTCAAGATCCTCAAGCTTTTTTTCATGCTTTCCATTATGTGACCAATACGTTTTTGTTTCGTCAAAATCCATCATGACTCCTCCTCATCGTTTTCTTCAGTGGGAAAGGTAATTACAACGTGATCGCCTTCATCTGCGGCAATGTTCCATTTATGGGTTGGGCAAGTTTCCAACCATTCAAAAAATTCTTTTTTATCCATTCCAATCTCCAATTTGTTAAAGTTCAACAAAAACCATCGTAAGCGATTATATGGGAGAAATCAAGTCAAAAACTTTATGCCAATCGAAGGGGTGATCAAACGATCCAAGCGACGGGGTTTTCAAGCCGTCCTCGGCAAGCGGTATAGCCTGAGAGGCGCTGTAAAGGTGCAGGGAGGCCCTAACGTCTGGTTTGGCCTGTTGCTTAACTAAAACGTAACTACTGCTTGTACGGTGCCGTGTGAGCCACGCAACCTGATGTGGGCTCAGATTAACCGCGTTGGCTTTACAAAACTTTAATTCTATAAAATGAAACTTTCCAGCCTCGTCACAAACCAAAAGGTCTGGGATACCTTGGCCTACCCAATTTTCAATCCTTGTCAGATGCCAGCTTCTTCGGCTTTTTAGCGCTGTTTTTAGTTGGCGGTACAGTCCCGCTTCCGTCGGCATCTTCGGTTGGGGTAATGTCAATAACGTTTTCGCCATAACCATCTTTCAAATCGCTCAAAGCTTTCAAAACTTCTTCCTTGCTCATGCTATCAATACTGCCATGGCGGATCTCAGACTTACTAACGTAAATATCGCCCTGCGCTTGGCCTCTTCGATACTCCGCTTGAACAGCGGCAGAGTAAGCCCCGTTTTCCAAAGCTACATCCCTAATCTGTTGCAGGGCTCGGATATGCCTGCCGTAGTTCACATCGAACTTAGCGTCCAGTTCAGCACGGTAAGCCTTGATGGCGGCAACAACGTGCGGGCATTTGTGGGGATTGGTCAATTCATAAGCACGGGTATGTGCAGAACTTTCTGGATAGCCCGCTTTTATCGCGGCTTCCTTAAAAGTAATCAGACCGTCGTTGCTCACAAGCTCTTTGACAAAAAGCTCCTGTTTGCGTGTAAGCTTGGTATCTACAGAAATACGTTTGCGACCACGGGGATCAGACCGCGGGCTATCTGGGTCAACAAGCTTATTATGTTTTGGAACGGCTCGCTCTTTAATCAGAAGCGGAGAGGGTATAATCCCGAACTTTGTTTTCTTTACGGGACGACCTCTTTTTACTTTGGTCATAGGGGCCTCTTAAACTTTAACTACTATATAAAACTCTTATACAACCGATAATCTTATATATACCAGAAAAATCTTTTTTAAAAATTTCCCCCCCGCGCCCTTATAGGTGCTTTGGCTCTTTCAGAACCCTGTTTCTTGGTTACATATTTGGTTTTGTCGGTGTAACCATATATGTAACTTTTATTTTCTTTGTTTATATACACTTAACCCCTAAGTTACATAAGTTACACCGGTTACGGCTTGAAAAACTTTTTTTATTTTTTTTTATTTTTCAGCCCTATATAGAGTAACCGCGTTAAACCGCGGGCCGCGGGCCGCGATCAATCGCCTCTAATCTTCGGTCTAAGGCTTGTTTTTAAGGGCTCTGGCTGTTTATACGAATAGAAAACGTGATTTCCTATCCTTGCAATTCGGTACAATTTAGTACGCCAAACGGGATTAACTCTGACAGAATGATAGTGATCTACGTCCATTTTTGGCAAAATTTCCGGATTTTTCATGATTTTTTCGGCCAAATCGTATGTTTTTTGCCAAATTTCTTCATTTTTTGGCATCGGAACGCGTCCTTTTTGGACAAAAGAGAACTGTTTTGGCTGAAAAACCACCTCACAAGTGCCAGAAGGCCATCGTTTTGACTCCATTCTGTTGAAAATTACCTTCGAAACAGCCAGTTTTGCCACATAATTCTCTCCTCTTGCCTCATGATAGATGGCTAATGCGAGGCATAAGGTTGCTAACATTGGTCTTCCTTAGTCATTAAAAGAGCCCGCGATCCGTAGACCGCGAGCTTTGGTTTATTATTTGTTTAAGACTAGCATCATTTCTTTAACCGCCTGAATAGATTTTTGGCTAAGTTCTCGGTCACGTTGCTCTTTAATTTCTTTTACAAGAAACATAGCCTGATCTTGAGATAGGTTTTGCTCATTTGCTATTTTAAAAAGCAGTGATTGATGTTCCTTTGTGATTTTCATTAACATCCTCCAATTATTAGTTCGTTCTTAACAATACCACATATATGGGATAATGTAAACCCCACCTTATTTCATAAATTTCTTCTTGGTCCGTTGTGCGCGGTATTGGAACTTTGATCTTCCGAGTTTTTTCTGAACGAGTTCGACCAATCCCCCGTTACAAGCATCGAGGGCGGTATGTTTATGTTTGCCTGCCGCGAACTCTCCGACGTGGTAGATTATCACGTCACCATATTGGGTGCTTTGCAGTGCTTCATCGAAGTCATCTTTTGCGAGCCTGTTTGAGATATCGTAGATCATATTTTTTTCCCTGCTTTTCTTAACGAGACGACGAAGTTGTTAAGTTCTTCGCGGGCTACCCAGAGTTCACGATCTATGTTTTCTTTATGGACGGCATCTCGGCGCATTTTATCGTCTTGCAGGCGATCTACTTGGCGTCGTAGCCATTGCAGTTCGTTCTCTTGGAACGGGGTCAAGTCGTTTTTAAAAGTCACATCCATAAAGTTCTCCCTATCGTCGGTTAGTTTTTTTAGATCGTTTAGTACGTTTTTTATCCGCTCGTCATCCATCAGTGCATACTATTCTTAACTGCTTTGTTTAAGAAATCTGTTGCATCTTCCATGGCTTCTTCTACTATTTCGTGCGTTTCGAGCAGGGCGGTTGTTTGTGCCGCGATGAGCGGCCAGACGGACGTAAGTTTGTATAGGTTGACCATGTTGGCGATTAAGGCGGACATATCTGGGACTGTCATTTCTGAGGGACAAACGTCCAAGATATCGCTGATGGTTTTCTCCATGTCATCCATGTCGGGCGTCTCCTTTACATACATTAGTTTAGTCTTTTGGCCGCGGACTTTTCAAACGTTTTCTTGATATTCATAGCTGTAATTGTATTCTGCATCCAAGCCTGCCCACGCACATTCATATGCGTGGCTCCAACTTGTGTGATAACCCGTAGCTATATCATCATCAGCTATCCGTTTTGCCCAATGATTAAGCGAGGGTTCATGGTCTAGCTGTAGTTCTTCCATCACCAATTACTCCCGAACACTTTTGCAAACACTTCGTCCAACAGACGATCCATATCTTTAGCGGTCATCACCAACTCCCTCTTTTCTCTTAATCCTAGAGTTAACACCTAGATTATAGATCAACTCACGTTTAAGCTCGTTTACCTCACGAATAACTTTTTCTTCTTTTTGATTGGTGTCATCTAAAATACTTTCCAGACGATCAATTATGTAGTGCATGTTAACGCGGTCATGATCTTCCATGTTCAATTTACTAAAGTCCCATTTAGCCATCACGAAAGCTCCATTTCCGTTGGCAGACCAAGTGCTTTAATAATATTCATTGCATGTGAAGAATATGTATTGCCAAATATTTGTAGAATATTTTCAGAGCTTAGATCTGCAACGTTCCTATATAGTTTACCATAGAAATTCTTATGTTGACCACAGCTATGCATGAGGCCAATATACAAAACCATTTCCCCGCTCTTTAAGCGAAACAGGTGCGGTCCCCAATGGGGTTTACGCCTTTTCTTGTCGATACCTTCTAAGTCTCCTAGCGTATGTTCTGCGGTTAGTTTGATTGGCAACCCGCCCTTAATATCTAGTGTATAAGTTTCCATTACATTCTCCTTTAAAACCAGCCGACAACAACGCCGACTATCCAAACTAAAACAATTGCAGTTATGATTGCAAAAATCACATAATCTTGCCAGTTGTGCATCACATTTCTCCTGTTCCAATAAACATAGAGTACAGACAGTATGGGATAATGTCAAGTAATGATCGTAAAAAAGAAAAAACCCTCAGTCAGGACATGTGACTGAAGGTTTTAACGATTGAAACATTTGGAGAATGTCTGCGCTACTTATAAGCGACTTTATGGGATGCGTCAAGCGCTTTGTCTTTATTTTGCAAATAAACGTCAAACATAATTCTTAACTGCCCGCTGATCGTTCTTCCGTTGACCACAGAGTGTTCTTTGATTTCCTTGTAAACCTCAATGGGCACAAGAACGCTTTTCCATTTTGTAGTATCCATTGAGCTAACCTTTTTGCATTTTCAAGGAAAACATATAGGAGTTTATGGGAACTTACAAGAAAAAAGACGACACTGGGTGGAGTGCCGCCTTAGTTAGAAGCAGAGTGCGCCAGTGAGCAGTGCGCTGGAAGCCATCCTAAAGAGCTTCCCCCCAGCTTGGACCTACTTCAACGTCACATTTGCTAGGGATTTCTAATACTACCGCGTTTACCATTATCTTTGCAATAGTTTCCGCTTCTTTTTTGTCTTTTACTGACATGCAAAGCTCATCATGCACTTGAAGCATGGGAAGATACCCTTCTTTGTACAAATCGACCATAGCTTTCTTGGTCATATCCGCGGCGGACGCTTGGATTAGTCTGTTCAGCGCTTTGTAGGTGTAGGCCCGCTTTAAACGGCATGTATCGCCATATTCTAGGACTGCTTCCTTATATGGCATAGCTTTTGTCATTTCAAAGGAGTCGGGCTCCCAAAGATTAAACCGACACTTGCGCCCAAGGATAGAACTGATTGCGCCGCCACTTGCTTTGCTGTTTAGGCGGTTTGTGACGCCCGTCATCAGTCCTTTTACGAAAGGTACGCGGTCATGGTACTGTTTTACGAGACTTTTGGCCTCTGCTGTCTCAATATCTAGCTGGTCTGCCAGTTTTGCCACTCCCATACCATACATCATGCCCAAGTTGATGGTTTTGGCTTGTTTTCGAGGGATATCT